CTCTTGGAGGTTCAATACCATTAGTACTATTACTAATTTGAGCGGATGTTTCAGCCGGCATTAATGCCATTAAAGTTGAGTTTCTAATTCCACTTTCTATGAGTTGTTTTCTTAACTCTGCCCAGGGTAATCGTTCCTCATGCTTTATTAAATTATTTATCGCTCTTTTATATGTATCATTTGGAAGTTTTCCACGGGCATATTTTGTCTGATTATTTTTAATACATGCACCTTTTTCTGCTGCTAAATCAGCTGATGCTTTAATAAGATAATAACTCCATGCTTCAGCATATTCATCTACTATTTTATAAGCTGATTCATCATACTTTAAATCTCTCTTTGCAAGGAAATAAGCTAAATTAATTATACCAATTCCTAAAGGCCTTCTATCTTTTGTACCCTTTTCTGCAGCTGCGATTGGATATGATTGATAATCTAATAACTCATCTAAAGCTCTAACTGAAAGATTACAGTATTTTTCAAACTCATGTGGCTCATTTATCAAACCCCAATTAATTGCTGATAGAGTACATAGAGATATTTCTCCAGTATGGTCATCATAGGACTCTAAAGGGCCTGTGGGTAAATCAATCTCACAACATAAATTACTCATTCTTATTGGAGCTTTCTTCTCATCAAATGCACCATGTTCATTTGCATGGTCAACATTCATAAGATATATTCTACCTGTATCTTTTCTTTCTGTTAGGAACATTTGAAATACATCAATTGCTGGTAAACTTTTCTTTCTTATACTATGTGCCCTTTCATATTTCTCATATAACTCTTGGAATAAATCCTGGTCTGAGAAAAATGCATCATATAAACCTGGTACATCATTTGGGTCAAAGAAAGTTATATTACCACCTTCCAATAATCTTTCATACATTAATTTATTGAATTGAAAGGCATAATCCATGTGCCTTACTCTTGTTTCTTCAGTTCCTTTATTGTTCTTTAATACTACTAAATCCTCAAACTCATAGTGCCATACTGGTAGATATACTGTAGCAGCTCCACCTCTTACACCACCTTGAGAACATGATTTGACAGCCGATTGAAAATATTTAAGGAATGGGATAAGCCCTGTATGTACTACAGAGCCATCACCAATTTTTGCTCCTATCGCCCGTATACTTCCGGCGCCAATTCCAATTCCAGCTTTCTTACTTATATAACGTACAATACTAGTAGCAGTAGCATTAATGGAATCAAGAGAATCTCCGGATTCAATAAGTACGCACGACGAAAACTGTCTAGTAGGAGTTCGAACTCCTGCCATAATTGGTGTAGGTAGCGAGATATAGAATTGAGAAATCGCATCATAATACTCCTTTACATATTTCATTCTTTCGTCTTTATAGCCACTAAACAAAGTAGCTGCTATCATCATATACAAAACTTGAGGTGTTTCATATATTTGTTTCGTCCTTCTATCTTGGACTAAATATTTACCACGGAATTGTTCCATTCCTGCGTATGTAAAGTTATCATCTCTATCGTGTTTAATATAATCATTTAATTCAGCCAACTCTTCCATTGAGTAGAGTTTTAATATTTCTTTATCGTATACACCAAGGTCAACATTCCTTTGTATAATCTCACAAAGTCTTGGTGGATTATATTGGCCATAAGCTTCTTTTCTCATTTTATATGATATAAGCCTTGCCGCCACAAATTGATAGTTGGGTGTATCTTCAGATATTAGTTCAGCTGCTGATTTAATTAACAGTTCATGAATATCATAAGCAGGAATTTTATCGTATAATTGTATATTTGCTTTTAACTCGATTTGAGACATGGAAACATTTGTGATGCCTTCTACAGCCCACTCTAATACTTTATGTACTTTATCGAGATTAAATGGTTGAGTTGAACCATCTCTTTTAGTGACAGATATACCGTTTATTCCATTCATAATTTATATATTATATCACAAATCAACTGATTTGTAAACTGATTTTTTATTTATTTTCTAGCTTTTCTATTCTTTTCAATAGTTCATCATATCCGTCAAAGCATTCAAGCGGACATGGTGGGTGAGAATTTTTTTCGAGAATATGTAAACGATTCATTATACCTGGATATTTCTCATGGAATTTTTTTTCTTGTTTTATTAAATCAATGCCAAGTTTTCTTTCACACCACTTATCAAATCTTAGCAACCATGCAGGTTGATATACTTTTAAGATTTGGGAAATAATAAACCGAACAATGTTTATTACAAGACCAATCATTAGTCTTTTACTTTTACTTGAGCGCCAACGGCAGGTTTATCGTTTATTGTGACGTTCCTATAATATACAATAACTTCTTGAACTTCTCTAATATATCTTCTAAGCTCTTGCATATTACCAGACATGATTTCATAATCACCAACTGATATAGCCATAAAAACTATATCGCCATTATTTCTTTCTTTATTCTCATCTAAAAATCTATCTAAATAACTATAACCTTCTGGCCAATCAGGGTTTTCTTTACCATATTTACATGAACCATCTTCATTCTTTTCTCTTTTGCCAGTTTCATTATCCTTTACACAAGGATTTGCGATTGGTGCAGTAGAAACTACATGCCATTTTATATCTTCTAAATCTATACCTCTTGGCATAGCTGGTTGTATGATTTTTATATCAACAGGTTTTGAACTAACCGTTATTGGTTTAGTTCCACCGAACGATGAACACCCACTAATTATTAGGATTAATATCGCCGGTAGGATCGTCGAGCGAATCCAATTCCCTGCTATCATTTTCGATTGTGTCAAAAACATCTTTCGTACCTCTATTCACTTTGGTTTCTAATAAACCTGGTTTTGCTATAGCTAATTTATTTAGGTTATGTCTTTTAAATATATCCATATACCTTGCTGCTTCTGCTTCTATTTGAGCATTTTTATTTATTAAAGCATTTAAAGATTCACCTTGTTTCTCATAAGATTCTTTTATTGCTTCCATCGCTTCTTCTTGCTGCTCTATCGCAACTTGTAATTGTGCGTTATTTTGTGTTAGTGTTTGGTTTTCTCCATATAACCACCAACATGCTAATCCAAGAACAAGTGCTAAACCGATAAAAAATTGTTGCATTATTCCTCCTCTATTTTATAACGTAATCCATTCATACCACGTATATGTATTTCTCTATGGTCTTCAGTTCTAAATTTTATTTCTTTAAAATTAGATTTTAATATCTTTCGTACATGCTTAAACTCTTGGTCATCTGAGTTTCCCCATTGCTGATCGTATGAAACTTGAATTGTATATCTTGTGCTAAACCAACGCAGGATGCGTAGCCATATACTATGAAAGAAATTAAGTACTTTTTTTAGATGCTTCACGTGCTTGTCTCCTAGCAAGGATACGTTCTACGAACTTTCTACCCTCTTTGGTTCGACCATCATATACTGATTTTTTTACTCTGTCTTTATGTTTTTTATGTTTATCTTTGGGCATCATATCGGCTGGCATTGCTACACCACCGTGAGCGACTGCATTTGCTGCAGCGTCTTCCCAATATTTTTTGTATTCTTTAAATGTCATTCCGTTCTTCATCTTGTAATATCCTGATTTGAAATGTATATATTTTGCCCTGTGGGAATATGTTTTACCTCATATATATTTATACCATTTATAACTTTAACTGGTGTAAGAAAATCATCTACTCTAATTTTAGTTCTAGCCATAGCAATCATTTCTTTATTTAAGTTATCTAAATGGTCATTTAATAACATATAAGTTCCTGGCATAAGTTCATCATCTCTCATAAACCAAGAGCTTTCATAAATATCTACTGGTTCAAACTCATGACCTAGAGCTTCTTCGATTACTTCTTTGATTTTTTTATCTGACATACCAGTATGTTCTTTTATTAATAACATGGCTGCGGCATATGAACCTACAGTTGATTTACCACCTGGTACTTTTCTTATTAATCTTTTAATATTAAAAACTATTCTATGGAATATAGTATAATTATCTTTTTGGATTTTTGTTCTTTCTTTTGCTGGTACAATTACTTTATAGTTCTTATCAATTACACCTTGTTTGAACGCACCAGTCTTTTCAACAGGCATTGTAAGTAAACGCAAGAATCTTACCGCGTATCCAAAATCTGCTATTGCTGAAAAACTCATAGTTCTCTTAATACCTCTACAATATATGGGTCTAATCCCACATCTATTTTTTCATCTTCAGGTAAATAGTTTAAGTATATTAAGAATGGTTTGATATAATGCCAGTGCTCTTCGTTAATTTTGAACCACATCATTTTATTACATGGTCCAATTCCAAAGACATTATAAAGAACTATTAAATGATTTAGTATGAGCCTCTCTTGTAAATCACCTGTGAGCTCATACCGTTTTAATAATCTTTTTAAATATTTAAATCTATTTAAGTCCTGTTTAAACTCTTCTACATCAACACATTCTGGATTATTATAATGGTTTGCTGCAAAAAGTTTAAAATTCCTATTATTCAATTCATCAAAAACTTTCATTATATATTATATATAACCACTAAGTGGCAGGTTTTATTTTACAAAATCATATTCCATATCATCAGCCCAATATATAGACCATTTGCCATATATTGCTGATGAAATATAAGTGTATCGAGGTTGACCTTTATACTCACCCTCCATTGGTTCAAAAATAATTGTTGTATAACCAGGTTTCCACTTTCTAGTTTTTTCTCCAACAGCCTGTACTAAATACTGTATTTTTTCAATAGCGTTATGTTGAGCATAATCTCTCTCAACTGACTCATCGGATAATATATCACCAATTACTTTAGCGTATTTCTTTTTAAAATCATCTACACTTTTTGCTATAACTTGTCTTGGATTAGCTTGTTGTCCATAAGGCGTTACCCCTAATCCAAGTATTTTAACTCTTACATCTTTTCCAAAAGGATTATCTCCTTTTTTAAATCCAGACCTTTTAGCTAAACTACCTTTAGCGTGTATTTCGACTTTATCACCAGCTCTAATTTTGCTTTGATTTATTCTACCTTCTGATAAATATTGTTTAAAATTTTTCATATCTTAACCTCTAAATGGTTCTCTCTTAATTGCTGAAGGAGCTTGGTCTTGTCCTTCAGGTGCTTTACTAAAGTCTCTTACTTTATCGCTAATTTTTATTACTCTCTTCATATTTTCTTTTGCATCTTTTGCTGCAAATTTCTTTAGTTCAGCAGCTTTCAATGTACCAGTTGAATCGACCATATACATCATACCTTGGTCGCCCTTACCGCCATCTGCAATTTCTCTATGACCAGCAACAGCTAATACATATTTACCATCACTATAGTAAATATAATCTTCGTTTTCGCCATCAAAATTTATACCTTGAGCCACAACAGGTTTTCCAATAAGATGAAATCTCATAGGATTATAATTAACAATACTTAAATCCGGATAATCACCACGTCCACCAGTAGATTTCCATAGCCTCTCACCCATAGGACCTTCTTGTAAATTTACAACCTTATTTTTAAATTGAAAATAATCCATTAGTCACTCTCGTTATCTGCTTCGTAATTTTTATCGACGTAATTAAAGAACTCTTTTTTCTTTTTATCATCTAATTCAGCTGGAGATTTAACACCATACTTTTTCAATGCTTTGTTAAAAAACGCTTGATATTTCTTTTGCTTCTCTGATTCTTCTTTTGCTGCGACATCAGTTTCATCTTCATCGTCGTCATCATCATCGTCATCATCGTCGTCATCGTCATCATCATCGTCGTCGTCATCGTCCTTTTTACCATTGCCATTTTTCTTTGGCTCAGCTGGTTTTACAGCCATGTCCATTTCTTTTTTAGGCTTAGCTGCTTCAAATAACTCTGGGAATACATCTTCAATATCACCATCATCCATACCATACATTTCAGGGTCTTGTAAGAAAGCTAATACATTTTTCTTATCCCCTTTAATATCAGCTGTTTGGTTTGATGTAGGTTTAATATCTACTTTATATTTTCTTTTAGCGTCGGCTCTCAATTTATTGTCGCCGATAAAATCTATATCTAGAGCTGTTTTACCTCGACCTGGTTTCTTTTTTAGGCGTTCGTTTATTACCGCCTCATCTATTTGAACTACAACTTCTTCTTTCATGACTGAACCATCAGGTCTTTCACCAGATTTCTTAACAGCATGCTTTCCTTTAAAGCCTCGTTCTCCCATTTTTGAACCCATGTTTCCATCAGGAACTCTAGGCTCATCTACTTCTGCTACAACAATATTCAATACTTGTTTATCACGATTGTCAACCACGTATTTATTAGCGGCTTCTTTAGTGTTAAAGCCTTTTACAACTTTACCATCTTTGTCAACCACATTGAATTTAACTGGAGCAGGTTTTCCTTCCATAACATTCTTTACAGAGTTTGCTATGTCAAGAGTAATGTCGTCATTAAATTTCATTTCTTTCTCCTTTTATATAGGTTTATTGAAAAAAGTTATTCTCAATAAATACCCAAGTAATGGCTGATATAAGTCCAACCACAATAACCCAAAATACTTTATTTATTATATTGACTGTAGAACTGTTTTGGGTGACCATGTTCTCAACCTTGTCTATTCTATTTATAAGATTTTGAATTTGTTCAGACTGCTGTTTGCTAAAAGATGTGAGTGTATGTATCTTTTCCTCTGCTCTTGCAAGTGCTATAACCGCATCAGCTAAACTATCTAGTTTTTCTTCTATACGGTCGAGTCGTTGCGATTGAACGGTATATACAGTGTTCATATCTTTATCTGGCATTTCTTTACTATCCTACATTTTAGAACGTTATAACCTTTTATTAGCCTATGATACTCACCTTCCGGTATATCAAAGACCATCCCTTTTTGTAAATGATATGGCATACAATTTTCATATTGAAATTGCCATCCTTCACCTTCCAAAACTTCTATCTCGCGGTCCTCTTTATCTCGATGCCAAACAAACTCAGCATCATCTCTACTTGGGTCAAACTCCCTTATATCTCCGTCTTCCCAATAGGGTTTACCAAAAGTAATTTCCACCGCCCTTTAATCCTAATTCCTTTGCGTATTGTGGTAATCTACATGACCAATAACCAGCTTTTGTTTTATCTTTTTTCATATCACAATTGTGACGTGAAGCAAAGTTTCTTGCTGCTTCTCGGTCATTTATATCTGACCTTAATCCACCTTTCACATCACCAAATTCTATTTTGATAACATTTCCTGTGTCAGGTTTCTTAACGTATACCACGTATTTTTTATCTCCAGCACTACGACTTGGTTTATTTAATTCAACCTCTCTACCGTCGTAAGTTGCCTCCACCATGGGTTGTTCTAAAGGAACCCATGTACCTTCATATAATCCAAACCTTTCGTCTGAAAACTTAGCCACCGAACTCATGACCTGCGACCCTCTTCATTTGTTTTACAAACTCTGCATAGCTTGGTTTTGTTTTATATAACTTAATTGAAATCTCATCACGTTCTTTTCCTTTGATTCTCCAATTAATTCCTTTGTCCTTATGTTCTGGTTTAGTTGCTTTTACAACTCTTCTCTTATAACCATCTTCCCATGATTCACCTTTTCTTTTACCAGTACCTTCTTTAAATCCATATTTCTTTTTAAGCATATTCATAGCGGTTGCAATCTTTACAGATTTCCAATCCTTACCATACCTAGCTTTAAAATCTTTATCAGGTAAATCCTTTGCTAGTTTCTCTAACTCTTTTTCTCTCGCTGGAGTGAGTTTGAAATCACTAGCCTCTTGAGCTGCTTTCATAGCTGCTGCAGTTGGTGCACCCTTCTCACCTTTCTTACGCATTCTTTCACCACGCTTTCTTTTAGCATGTATGTTAGCCCATAAGCCTTTGCTCTTCTCATCTATAAATTCTTTAAAACTTATCATTTCTTAATATCATACCTATATAAGTAATTCTTTTGTTGACCTTTATCTGTGATTTTATAACCAGCCATTTGAGCTAAATTATCTAAGTAAGCCAATCCATCTTTCTTATTTCTTTTAATTCTTTTTTCTATTTGGTCTTTTATACCATCTAAAATCGAGTCTATAATATGTCTCTCAGGCATCACTAATGCTGCTTCATCGACACTTTCAATCATATCAGGAAATCTTTTTGCTAGTGCATTTACTACTTTGCCTAATACAAAAGGGTCAATACTAGAGATATAATCAATATCTTTTCTACTTAGATTTCTTATTCCTT